ATATAAACTATTCAGCGGCTTTACCGTTTACATTAGCTTTTTCTTTACCATCCGATTTAGGGTTGTGGTGGAGGTTAAAAAGGGAAGGTTTTCTTAAATCCGATCAAACATTAATTAGTGTACTCACCTCATCTTTGTCCCAAACTATTCTAGAAACTCCTCTTATTTCTGGTGTTGAAGGTCTTTTGGATATTGCTAAGCCATCTGGCGGCTCTTCGGCAGAACAAGCATTGGCTAGGTTTGTTGCCAGTTACACGTTTGTCCCAGCAGAAATACGAAAGGCTTGGAAATGGGTTGAGGAAGGGAAAACACTTTCTGATCTTAGAGGTGCTAGTTTCTCAGAAAGAGTATTGTACAACGCTTTTGGTGCTGCTCCGATGAACCGAAAAACAGATTTGTTTGGTTACGACATTATATCGGACAAAAACTTATTTACTGAGACTGTATTTAGACAGTCCGTAAGAAGTGACAAAGAGTTCACTGAGTTTGATGCCGTACTAAGCATGGACAAAAACAATGTCATCAAGGAAAAACCTCTCCAAATTGCTAGAGTAACGATGACTGACTTTGTTGACGAAGAGGGTAAGTCTTTATCTTACGAATTTGACCAAAGGCTAAAGACAACAAAAATTGGAGGAAGAACATTAAAGCAAGCTGTTTACTCTTACATAAGAAGTTCTAGATTTAGACAAGACCTCAAGTTAACAAAAAGTGCTGCTGAAGGATTATCTGAATTTGAGGAGTTAGGTGCGAATTTAGCTTTGCTGGAAGTCAACAGGATATTTAGAGAATATTACAACTTTGTAAGGGAAGAAATGGTATACGATAAAAAAGTTCAAAGGTCATTTATCAACAGTAAGGAAGAAACCTTTGGAATGTATGTAGAAAGTTACCTACAAGGCCCAGAGTATATCAAAGGTGAAGTACTCAAACCCTTACTCTTAGGAAGAGAGATAAGTCGATGAACAATCCAATTGACCAAAGTATTGTGCCAGCTTGGGGAGTCTTAGGACTTTTAGGAATGATAACGCTAGAGGGTGTTAACACATTTATTGCTATCCTTGTTGGTCTTGCTACTTTGTTTTATCTTTCAATAAAAATAGTTAAAGAACTCAAGAAACGCTAAAAGGAGAATATTTGCTATGGAAGACGTTAACGAAAAGAACAAAGAGCTTTTAGATGAGCTTATGCATCTTACGATAACGGAGTTGATCTCTGTTATAAAGTCTGGTGAAGCTAACTCCTCCGTTTTGAACGTTGCTAGACAGCTACTGAAAGACAACCAAGTCATGGTAGCAGCAAAACAAGGGACTTCTTTTGGAGACCTTGTTGATATTCTTCCGTTTGATGAGCAAATTGCAGCGGAAAACTAATAAGACTGGGGAGAAAATCCCCAGTAAACTGCACGACTTTAGGAACTTTCTGTATGTCATATGGCATTCTTTAGAACAGATAAAGAGAGACCCAACACCGCTACAGTACGAAATAGCGGAAACAATGCAGAACGGAGGAAAACGACAAGTAATTGAAGGATTTCGTGGAATAGGAAAGTCTTGGATTTGTTCAGCATTTGTGGCACACCAGTTGTTCCTAGACCCTTCTAAGAACATCCTTGTTGTGTCTGCTTCAAAGAGTAGGTCTGATGATTTTAGTACATTTACGCTGAGACTTATCCATGAGATACCGTTGCTTGAGCACCTTAAACCTACAGCAGAGCAAAGGTTTTCTAAAGTGTCGTTTGATGTTGGCCCTTCTCCAGCATCTCACGCTCCTAGTGTTAAGTCGCTTGGTATTACTTCTCAGCTTACTGGTAGTCGTGCCGATATTATCATTGCTGATGACGTTGAAGTTCCTACGAACTCCGCTACGCAAAGTATGCGTGACAAACTCAGTGAACAGGTTAAAGAGTTTGACGCTATTATAAAGCCTCACGATGACGCTAAGATCATTGTTTTGGGAACTCCTCAGTGCGAGGACTCCCTGTACACGAAACTGGCAGAACGAGGATTCAAAGTAAAGATATGGACTGCTGAAAAGGTATCTCAAAAGATAGCAGATACAGTCTACAACGGAACAATATCCAAACTTTGTGTAGCTGATTCTAGTGAGGATGTTGGAAATTCTACGGAACCAACACGGTTCAGTGACTTTGATCTGAATGAAAGAAAGATATCTTACGGCTCTGTAGGGTACGCTCTTCAGTTCATGCTGAATCCATCCCTTAGTGACGTTGATCGTTACCCTCTTAAACTTTCTAATCTAATCGTTCATTCCGTAGACAGGGATTTGGCTCCTGAGAAGCTAGTCTGGGCAAGGTCTCCAGAACTTGTTTGGGAAGATGTACCTTGCATAGGTCTAAAGGGGGATCGCCTGTACAGACCTATGTCCATTGTCGGGGATATGGTTCCGTACACTGGCTCTGTAATGTCCATAGACCCTTCAGGAAGAGGTTCTGACGAAACAGGGTACGCTGTTGCCAAGATGCTTAACGGTACTCTTTTTATCCCAGAATGTGGTGGACTACGAGGAGGTTACGATGAGGATACCTTAAATACCTTGGTAAGGATCGCAAAGGAACAAAAGGTCAACAAGATCGTTGTAGAGTCCAATTTTGGTGATGGAATGTTTACACGCCTTATAACGCCCATATTTGCCCGTGAATGGCCTTGTACAATTGAAGAGGTAAGACACTCGACCCAAAAGGAAAAACGAATCCTAGATACCTTAGAACCTGCTCTAGCAACACATAGGATTGTAGTCGATCCAAAGGTATTTGAAAACGACTGGAAAACAATCCAACACTATCCTTCGGAGAAACAACTAAGATATAGTTTAGGATACCAAATAACACGCCTAACACATCAGAGAGGGAGCCTACAACAGGATGATAGGATTGATGCTCTGGCTATCGCTATTAACTACTGGGTAGAACAAATGTCCCAAGATGTAGAGAACAGGATTAAAGAACGGAAAGAAGACAGGATATTATTAGAACTAGAAAAGTTCTCAGAATCCTTTTATAAGATAAACCCTAGCCAACGAACAAAAGGAGAACAACTAGGACTAAGATGGTGGTAGAAGTAGTATAATATTCTAGATTATATCTATATTATACCTATACAACGTCCTTTTTGTTAGTCCTAACAGGGTAGACTATAGACAGTTGTACAGAACAAGTTCTACAGGGATAATCACTAGCATAGATCAACAGGACTAAGCTAAGACCAACTCAACTTGTTTTCCTTTAATTTATATACATTCAACCAAAAAATAGTATGTCAAGCAAAATCTCTACCCTTTAACCTTGACCATACCTGTTGAAACAGCTACAACTCTCTTGTTATCAATAACTTAACAACACAAAACAACAATATAAAATAATAACATATGAAATCAGTAGTTACATCCGTGAACATACCTAGCATCTCCACTGTTGAATCTATGGAAACGTTTTGTTTAAAAAGTTTCTTGGCAGACGATGCTTGTTTTATTGAGAAGTGTGACAGTGCAATCGCAGGAACAACTGGGATTGGTAAGTATTTGGTCTACGACTACAACAAGTTGCAGAAGATTTTTAAGAGTATCCTAGGTATTACCCTTAACGGAGAAAAGGATGTTCTCCGAGATGACCTAGTAGACGATATACTTTTCTGGGATTATGAAAAGTCTAACGAGTGTACGGACGGAAAGTTTGTTATCCTGTACCCGACTGTTAAGTAGACTAGAGCAACAAACGTGTTTTAAAGATCGAGAGTGATTTATATACGAAAGATTTATAACTCACTATAACTAGTATCGCACATTTGTTGTTGTTATCGTTGTTGTTCAAAATAGCCCTCTAAGAGTTAACCCTCTTAGGGGGTTTTCTTTAGATGTTTCCCGAACGGTGCTTTTGTTAGGGTGTTTCCCGAACGGTTCCGAAAATAATTTTGTTGAAAATTTCTGAAAGGGTATACGTCTACGTCCCCGCTGCGGCGTTCCCCCGTGGTGGTAGTTACGCAATGGATACGCAATCGGTCGCAAATTGTATCAGGATGCCACTACAATTTCTTCCGGTTGTTTGATGTGGAAGAAAGAAAAGATTTTCGGAAGGGGTTGGTATCTATTTTTCACTACTGTTTTGCGGGGGTTTTCTGATACTGTTTCCAAGGCTTTTTTGCTACTGTTTATGAAGTGCCGGGAACGTTGCCGGGGATCGGGATTTTGTAATTATTTATGGTTACGAAAATAGATGTTTTTTGACTTGTAAATAAACAGCTATGGGATAGGAATGGAATTGGTTCTTTGACAGTGACTCTCGTTCTTGAGGGGCGGCCTTGCACAAGGTCGCTTGGAATATCGTGTAGGTATTCCATCACTACTCAAAGAACGTCACAAACTAAAAAACAGTAGCTATGAAAAACATACTAAGAAAAATGGTAGCAAAATCCAAATCCCGACTCGCTGAAGTAGTGACTCGACTAGTACAAGATCAAATCACTACTGAAGTGAAGAAGGAGGTGGAAAGGATGTATTCAGAAATTGATACGTCACTTGGAGAGTTAAACGTAGAATTGCACAAGCTAAATGGAATAGTGATGAGCATAGACCTACGCTTAGATCGCATTGAAGAAATCGACTTCGACCGTATCGAAGAAATTGATACTGATAGTTTAACGTATGGCCAAGAAAGAGAAGTTGAAAGTCTCATTGAAGAGGCCATAAGTGAGATTAACAATTCATCAGAATTCAGTAGCGACCAAATCGATACCATTGAAGACATTGTCTTCGACAAGTTGGAGCAATTCCGAAATGAACATGAAGAGATCAAAGACATTGTGTCAGTGCTGAAAAAGCAACTACAGGATGTAAGGGATACCGTCGAGCTAAGGGATGCGTTTACAAGTTACAGTGAAGAAGAAGAAGAAGAGCGTGAAGATGCGTCTTCTGAGGAAATAGTGATACTAGATTCCTTGGTCGAGCATCTGAAGGAAAGTATCGACGAAATTGATACAAGACTAACGAATCTAACTCGAATCATTGCAAGGGGAT